AGTTGTAGAACCAGTTGTAGAACCAGTTGTAGAACCAGTTGTAGAACCAGTTGTAGAACCAGTTGTAGAACCAGCTGTAGAACCAGTTGTAGAACCTACACCTAAACCTACAAAACCTACTAAGACTAAATAACCAAGGATAACTCATGGCTAGTGTAGAAGAATTTAAAGATAGGCTTACAGAATTTAAAGATATTGAAAATATACGGATACAACTATTCTTAGATGATGCTGCACTTATTATGTCTTCAACTCCTAAGTGGTTAGAGTTCTATGACGTAGCTCACGTATATCATGCAGCTCACTTATTAGTAGTAAGCATACATAGCGAGTCAGGGGACAGCGGAACCTTAGCACCTATCAAACATCAAGAAGTTGACGATGTAGTTATTAAGAATGCTATAGGTGACGTTGACCCTACCTTTGATGATATGTTCTCTACCTCTTATGGTAAGAGATATATTTCATATAGACGTAGGTGTTTCCAAGGGATAGTAGGAGTTTAGCTATGGCTATGCAAATGCAGAGAGCCTTTAATTCAAGGATGATGACTAAGATTACTAGATACCAACAACTAGTTGGGTCTTACAATGATCTTAATATATGGGTAGATGGAGTTATTAAAGAGTCTACTATATGGGGAGTTATAAAGGCAGGCAATAAGTTCTCTCAATTTGAGGAAGGCATTGCTTTACACAATGAGGATGGTGGAAGTAGGACTAGTGACTACCGCGCACTTTACATTACTGATAAATATGATCTTGAGATAGAAGATAAAGTAATGTTCAATGGTCACTTCTTTAATGTACTACAAAACTCTAAAGAAGATGTGTTTGGATTTAATTCATTCATACTAGAGAAGTCGGAGAACTGGAAAATATGAGTACCAATAACACCTTACTAGGTGAGACTGATGTACAAGTAATACAGACCTTCATAGATACTATGGTAGGAATACCAAGATATTCATATCCTGCCAGACAGAATAACGCACCTAAACCAGAAGGTGACTTTGCTCACATTAGATTATTAGAAGAGTACCCAGTAGGTATACCTAATACTGTAGTTTATGCTCAAGATGCAGATACAACAACTAATAGAATATATAGTCCTGCAAGGCTAAGGTTTCGTATTGGCTTAGTAGATACTGATGGATTAGCTTCAGTTAAGATAATGCATAGTTGGACTACTGAGGCAATGAAAGCATTAATGATGCTATCTGGTGTAGGGTTTATTAAGTGTGAACCTATATCAAATGAAAGTGCGAAACTAGAAAAAGAATGGGAAACTCGACAAGGGTTTTCTTTAGAAGTCTACAAGACACGAGTATTTGAGGAAGTAATAAATAACATAACATCTATGACAATCTCTGGTGAGTTTGCATCAGGTGATGATACTTACCTCCTTAATTTCGATATTAACCAAAACTAACAAAGGAACAATTATGGCGATAGAAATTACTGAATTCGCTAATGTATCTATTTCAGTCTCGCCAACAGGTGTAGCTGGTGGAAACTTTGGCATCTTAGGATTCCTTACAGTCGATACAGATCTAGCGTTTACAGGCAAGGGTATAACTCCTGCTGAACGTGCTAGGTCTTATACTAGTCTAGCAAGCGTAGGTGGAGATTGGCAGACTAGTTCAGAAGTATACAAAGCTGCAAATGCTTTCTATGCACAAACTCCAACACCTACTGACTTCACTGTACTGATGGCTTTCGAGACAGCTCAAGTAGCTAGCTTGATAGGTGGTGGTACTTTAACTGCTGAAGAAATTATTGCTAATGAATCTGGTTGGGCAGACAGCTCACTTGCAATGACTATTGATGGTGTGACAGCAACTATTGCTGATCTAGTTATCTCTGGTGGTGATGCAACTTATGCTGGCATCGCTGGTGAACTACAAGCAGCTTTAATAACTGCTGGCGCAACTGGTACTGTTGTAACACATAACGGATATCAGTTTGTAGTATCCGGTGCTACTTCTGGCGCAACTGGAGCAATCACATTTGCTAGTACTTCTGATGCAGCTTTAGCTCTAGGTTTATCTGCCTCATCTGCTAAGCTAAGTCAAGGTATTGATGCTGAGACTGCTGTTGATGGTCTAGCTGCAAACCTAACTGCTGGTGTAGAATGGATTGGCCTAGTAACAAATAAGAAATTCCGTGACTATACTGGTGGCATCTTTGGCTCTGGTGAGTCAGCAGAAGACATTGGAGTATGGGCAGAGGGAGCTAAAAAGATCTTCTGTAATACTACTAATGATCTTACTACCCTTACATCTGGTGCTACTAATACTGCTAGTGCTATGAAGGGTCGTACTCTACGATTTAGCTTAACTACTTTCAGTAGAGACATCCTAGCATATCCAAGTGCTTCTGTGTTTGGACGAGCTGCTTCTGTAAACTTCTCAGCTATCGGTAGTACAATTACCCTTAACTTGAAGCAAATGCCTACAGTTGCCTCAGAAGATCTAACTCCTTCTGAATTTGCTAACATGAAGTCTTACTTCTGCTCAGCTATCGTACAAATTGGCAAGTCAGTTAATGCTTATACAGATTCTCGAATGGCATCTGGATCGTGGCTTGATACTACTCATGGTTTGCTATGGTTAGAGAATCGTGCTGAAGTTGATATGTTTAACTTGCTTTATGTAAACAACACTAAAGTACCTTACTCTCAAGATGGTGTCAATACTGCCATTGGTACATTAGAGCGTAGCTTACAAGCTGCTGTATCTAATGGACTATGTGCGCCAGGATATCTACCTGATGGTACTTACCTAGCTGAAGGATATGTTGTATTTTCTGTACCCTTAGCAAATACTCCATCTAGTGACAAAGGTAATCGCGTATATAACGGATTGTCTTTCAAGATGGTTGGTGCTGGTGCGCTACATGAAGTAACCGTTTCTGGTGAGTTCTCAGAATAACTAACTAAGCCCCTTCGGGGGCTACAAGGATAATTATGTATCAATATAGTTTTGCCAATGTCGATCTAATAATCGACGCAGAGTACCCTGCTCGACCTGATGATAATCCTTCAGTATTTAAAGTTAAAGGTTTCGGCACAGGCCAGAACCTAATTACAGCAGTACGAAGAGCGCCTGTTGCTACTACCACCTTTGGTGCGTATGGTGATATGGTTGTAAACATGCAGCGTATCCGAGCTGGTGACTTGTCTTTCCCAGTACTTATGAATGCTCCTGAAAACAAGTATTTACAAGATTGGGCTAATTACTTTCAACAGCAAGCTGATGCTGATGGTCAACTTATTAGACCTATCCAAGCTAAGCTAGTTGACAACATGGGTAATGACGCAGCTTCTATGACTAACGGAGTTATTCTGGCTATGCCAGCTATGTCCCGTGGGCAAGAAGTTAATGTCAATACTTGGGTTGTTACCTTTGAGACCATGACATTCGTTCGTGGCGTTGGTAGTGATTACGCAAGTCTCTAACTAGAGAAGAGTGTAGTAGGGAGTCTTTATGGCTCCCTACATTATAAGAGAAACTAATGGAAGTAACATTATGAAAGAAAATTACAAAAGTAATCTTGCTGATGGTAGACAGATATATATCCCATCTTGGTCAGCAACAATACAATTTGAAAACCTGACGCAAGCATGTAAGTATCTTGGTCAGAATGAAGTAGTAGATATATCAGCCCTTAATGTACCAGCCGCAATGCTAGCTATAATGGGTTCTGATGATTCAAAGACAAGTACAGAATTAGTAATACATTTTGTACAACAAGTTCGCATAGAAGGCGATAAGATTACAAAAGAGTCTATCGAGAATATGGATATGGCTACCATAATAGAGTTATTCACTCATGTTATGCATTCACAGTTTCACGATTTTTTCGAATCAGGTTTAGCAAAGGCTCCCTCCCAACCGTTGTAGGTTCTGGTGATACGAGTTTACCAATTGATTATAATACAATATACCCTGAACTAAATGGGTACTTAATCAAACCTTTGCTTGTAAGTCCTCCCATGTGCGTACTAAGAGAATTGCAAGATGGTACATACGATCTTTATGATATAGAGATGATGCACCAGATAATAGAAGTAAGACAACATTTGACGAGGGTACAACCTCAACCACCTCAACAATTTTAGTAAGGAGTCCGTATGGATTGGGAAGATGTAGAAAACAATGATAGCTCATGGGCATCTTCTGAATCATTTGATGAGGATGATGTAAGTAGCGGATTTAGTATAGTAGGTGACAGTGACTACGAGGGTGATGTAGATGGTGATCAGAGTATTGGTGGAGACTGGTTAAGGAACCTAGAAACTCCTAGTGAGGATAAGTTAGACTCTTTAACAGGTAATGCAATACAAGTTCCTTCTGATGTACTACAGGAAGGTAGATTCTCTCACATGAGTGAAGGAGTTAGAGAAGGTGTAGTTGAACTTGCATTTCAAGATAATACAAGAGATTTTTCCACTTTAGATGTACTTGCTATACATGAACAGTTTAAAGCAGATACAGGAGTAGATTTAAAGACTTTTGCTAGTAGGTTAAATGTACAAGCTTCCTCACCTGTAGTAAACATAAATCCTAAGACATACAAACCATCTACAGTAGAGATAGTTAATGGCATAGAAGTTAGAACTGTAAGTACAGATAACGAAGTACTGTCAACTACATTGCCTGTCGCTGGAAGAAGAGATATCAAGACAGCAGCATCTATGCTATCCTCTATATTAACTTATGAAGATAGAGGTGCAGGATCAAGTCTAGTAGGAAACACTTTAGACAAAGAGAAGGAAGCTCAAGACGATATAGATTTTAAAACAGCTATATCTAACATTAATGAGTTAGCAGACTTTTACATAGATCCTAGAACTAAGGAAGCTGGTGGAAGTGTGTATGAGGATAGAAAGAAAGCTGTAGCTCAATCACTCACAAAAAGATTTTTAGATGGAACCTTTTATAAAGGTGCTAAAACATTATTACCACTACCTAACGAGACAGGTGTGTTAGGTCTTAAGCCTACCTATGGATATAGTAGAAAAGATGCGGGAAGAATGGGCACACCTTTCACCAGACTTGAGTTTGGTATAGAAGCAAGCAAACGAGGTTGGAGTAGTGAGGATGACATATACTGGCAGATGAAAGGAAATGCTGCTGGAAGTTTATTCCCCATAAGTAGAGATTCAAAAGATTTTGATAAAGCCAAACGAGAGCAGAAACATTCATACGCTAATGCATCAAGCTTAGCTGAATTCTCACGCAAGATTCTAAGAGAACAACTACCGACATTATCCGATGAGACTAAGGGTCAGATAAGGATGACTGGTTGGTTTATGCCAGAAGGAGAGCAAGCAGATAAAATGAACTTGCTTAACGAAGCAAGCTTATTAGACTTAGACTACGCTCAACCATCCAGAGATGCTAGAACACCTAAATTCCTTAGTTCTCATAAGGAAGATGTAGGAGCTGGATCAGATAGAAGTGATCTCTATGGAGAAAAACCACTGTCTGAAGTTAGTGTATTCTTAGAGCAAGAAGGATATGTAGAAGGTGATGAGGATTCTGTAACACCTGTACCTCCAATCGAAGGCATAGAGCAAAAGACACCTGAATGGTATGCCGCTAGGAAAGGGCTTATCACAGCATCTAAATTAAGAGATTTTGATACAGGTAAAGACCTAACAACAGAGCAACTAGCTGAATCTATAGCCTTAGATAACTTAGGTATAAGTGAGGAATTTCTAGGTAACGCACACTCTAGGGAAGGAGAGGAAGGAGAGAAGCTAGCCTTAGCCGCCTTCCTAGGTATGCAGAAAAGAAAAGGTGATGAGCTAAAACATACTGAAGTAGGTTTACTACAAAACCCAGACTTGCCAGGATTTGGTGCATCACCTGATGGTAGACTAACTGATGCAGAGGGTAATAACCGTGGGCTACTAGAATTAAAGTTTCTTAGCCCAAGTTCTATGAAGGGTGCGCTACACAAATATATGCCTCAGATGCAACTACAAATGGCTGTAACTGGTGCTAAGGAAACAAACTTCTTTGCACTAGATAAACTAACTGGAAAATCTTTGCATGAAGTAGTAAAAGCTGATCCAGAAATACAAGCTGAGATTATTGGTAGAGGTAATGCTGCGAGAGAGTTGGCTCATGGCTTAGACGCAAGAGGGGTAAAGAAATTGCAAGAACGTATACAATCTGCTGAAGAACGTAGATCAGGCAAGCCTGTACCTGATGATGAGTCAGGCCAAACTACATCTTTTAGTGAATCCAAAGATATTAAAGAAGATGTAAAATCTTTTGAAGGGCCAGCTAGTAAAACAGTGTTAGCTGAAATAATTAAAGAAGAAGATAAGAAAGAAGAAAAGAAAGATAAGAAGGACTTTGCGAGACAACAAAAAGAAGGGTTTGCTACTTTAGGAGACATGCGTAAGTTCGATAGCCAAATGGAGATTGGTGCTGCATTAACCAAAGAGATTGAAGCCAGAGATAAAGGTATAGCTGCTGCTGAGAGAAGAGAG